CCACTAAGGCACGCGCAGAGAAGGCGAAGATCGTCAGCTACGCGACGGAGAAACTCGGTTTTACGACCGATGAGATTTCCGATCTGTACGACGCTCGAGCCGTTTTGGCTCTTCGCAAGGCGATGCTGTATGACGAGGTTATGAGTCGTCAGCAGAATCTCCGGCCGAAGATCCAACAGAAGGCGAAGCCGATGAAGGCAGGCGTCTCTGTTCCGGTAACGACCAAGTCTGTGAAGTCTCGCGACGCTCTTTCCAAGTTACAACGGAGCGGCAGCACCAGAGATGCAGCCGCAGTGTTTGAACAATTTTTGGATTGAGGTAAAGGACAATGTCTCAGACTAGCAATACTTTTGATACCTTCAATGCGAAGGGTATCCGTGAGTCTCTCTCGAATGTGATCTACAACATCTCGCCGGAAGAGACCCCGTTCATGTCGAACATCGGCCGCGAGAGCGTCAAGAACACGTTCTTCGAGTGGCAGACGGACTCGCTCGCTGCTGCCTCCACGACCAACGCGCAGATCGAAGGTGACGACGTGTCGTCCTACGATTCGACTGCCGCCACGGTTCGCTTGGGTAACTACACGCAGGTCAGCCGCAAGACGCTCATCCTCTCGGGCACGCTCGAGTCGGTGGACAAGGCTGGTCGTCGTTCGGAGTTGGCCTACCAGCTCGCGAAGCGCTCGGCCGAGTTGAAGCGCGACATGGAGAGCATCATGCTCACCAACCAAGCTGCCTCGGGTGGCTCGGCTGGCGTCTCGACTGCTATCCGCAAGACCGGTTCGCTGCTCGCCTTCTTGAAGACGAACACGGACAAGGGCACGGGCGGTGCTGACCCGTCTTACACCACGCAGCCGAACGCGACCCGCACGGACTCGCTCGCCGCTGACCAGCGCACCTTCACGGAGACGATCCTCAAGAGCGTCATCCAGAAGGTGTGGACGGCCGGCGGTACGCCGAAGGTGCTGATGGTTGGCCCGGTCAACAAGCAGCGCGTTTCTGGCTTTGCTGGTATCGCGGAGATCCGCAAGGAAGTGACCGGCAACAAGCCGGGCGTGATCATCGGTGCCGCTGACGTCTATGTGAGCGACTTCGGTGCCGTCTCGGTGGTTCCGAACCGCTTCCAGCGTGAGCGTGACGCTTTCGTGCTCGATCCTGAGTACGCCAGCGTATGCTACCTGCGTCCCTTCCAGACGATTGAGCTTGCGAAGACCGGCGACGCCGAGAAGCGCATGATCGTTGTCGAGTGGGGCCTCAAGGTCAACACCGAAGCTGCCCATGGTTTGGCTGCGGACTTGACCACGACCTAATAATGGTCAAAATAGTGGGCGGAGGGATATGCCTCCGCCCACTATCCTCGAGGACGCATGTCCAAGAAATTATTTGACTATGACCCGTTAACCGGTACCACCAAGTGGTGGCACTATGACGCCGACAAGGATGAAGCGAAGATCGAGACGGTCTTTGAAGTTGGCGACATCATCGAGAAGAATAAGCAGCAGTACAACTCGACCGACGAACGGGCGAGGTGGGGTGAGTGGAGCAAGGTAGCGTCGATCCCGATGGCCCTGTTCTACCGACTGAAGCAGCAGGGCATTGTTGACGACCCGGCAGCCATGAAGCGCTGGCTCAACGACCCAGATAACAAACTATTTAGAACTCGGGCGGGGCGCATATGAGTCGCTCCGTTGCCATTTTGGTCCCAGCACGGGACACGGTCATGACATCGTTCGCTTACGACTTAGCGCGTGCGATGTCTTTTCATACAGCGACAACAGACGACCGCGTGGTGCTCTTCACAAGCCACGGCACTCTGATCGCATCACAGAGAATGGAACTTGCGCGGCAGGCGCTAGAGGAGAAGGTTGACTTTCTCCTGTGGCTAGACTCCGACATGCGGTTCCCGAAGGAGACGATTGGCTACATGATGTCGCTTGATAAGGACATCGTCGCGGCGAATTACGCCACGCGACGGATGCCGATCAAGCCGGTAGCCATGATGGATGGCGGGGATAAGGGCATCGGCCGGGTGTATACCGAGCCGGGGCAAGAGGGGCTGCAGCCGGTGGACTACGTCGGCATGGGCGTGATGATGGTCAAGCGCGAGGTGTTCGAGAAGGTCGAACAACCTTGGTTCGCGATTCCATACAGCACGACCGGCGGCCACTACATCGGTGAGGATGTGTTCTTCTGTCGCAAGGCGCGCGAGGCTGGGTATGAAATCCTGGTCGATCACGCGCTCTCGCAAGAGGTGAAGCACATCGGCACCTTCGAGTATTCGCTTCAGGGTGCATGGGCAGTAAAGGACGAGCAGAATGGCGCTTGATACCTATACCAATTTGAAGACGTCCATCGCCGACTGGCTGAACCGCGACGATTTGACCGCGGTAATTCCAGACTTCATCTCGTTGGCAGAGGCGCAGATCGAGCGTCGCCTGCCGATTCAGAAGTTGGTCAAGCGCGCGACTGCGACGGTGGACACACCATTCTTCGCAGTGCCGGCTGACTTTGTATTGGCCAAGTCTTTCATCCTGACCTCGACCGCGCCGGTGCAGCAGTTGATCCAGCTCACGCAGGATGAGGTGGATTCGAAGAAGACGCTGTACACGACGACTGGCAAGCCGACCTACTTTGCGTTTGTCGGTGGCCAGATCGAGGTGCTGCCTGCGCCAGACACCGGCTACACCGGTGAGCTGACGTATGTGGCCAAGCTCGAGAAGCTCTCAGGGGCTGTGGCATCCAACTGGCTGCTGACGCAATACCCTGACGTGTACCTCTATGGCTCGCTGCTGCAGGCGGCGCCTTATCTGCGAGACGATGAACGCATCGCAGTCTGGGGCGGCCTGTACGAGAAGGCGATTGAGGAGATGATCGTACAAGACCAGCGTGCGTCATTCAGTGGCGGACGCTTGGCAATGACCGTCAAGCCGACGAGGGTGATACCGTGAGTGCATTTTCAAACTATCTCGAGAACAAGGTACTGCTGCACGTTTTCGGCGGCTCAGCTTACTCTGCGCCTGCCACGCTGTATCTTGCGCTCTACACCTCTGACCCCGGCGATGGTAACACCGGCACCGAATGCTCTGGTACTTCGTATGCGCGCCAGACGATCACCTTCACGGTGGTCAACGATACGGCGAGCAATAACGCTGCGGTCGAGTTCCCGGTGGCAGGATCTTCTTGGGGCACGATCACGCACGTCGGTATCTTGGACAACCTGACGAGCGGCAACCTGTTGGCGCATGGTGCGCTCACAGCATCGAAGGCGATTGCCTCTGGCGACGTCTTCCGCGTGGAGAATGGCGACCTCGACATCACTCTGGCCTAAGAGAACTGAATGGCTACGATTGTCACTCGAGCAGGTAAAGGTTCGCCGCTAACCCATAACGAGGTTGACGCGAACTTTAACAACCTCAACAACGACAAGGTTGAGGAGAGCACCACGATCACGGCCGGAACCGGCCTGACCGGTGGCGGAGACCTGTCCGCCAACAGAACAATCTCGCTTGCTAATACCGCCGTTGCTGCTGGCAGCTACGGCAGCGCGTCTGCTGTCGGCACATTCACGGTCGATGCGCAGGGGCGACTCACCGCAGCATCGAATACCAACATCGCGATTGCCAACACCGCTGTGAGCGGCCTCGGCACGATGTCCACGCAGAACGCCAACAACGTCGCTATTACAGGCGGCAGCATCAACGGCACGACTGTTGGCGCATCTACGGCTAGCACGGGCGCGTTTACGACGCTCTCAGCCTCCAGCGGCGCGACTATCTCTGGCGGCAACCTTGCGTTTACGACGACCGCCCAGCGCATCACGGGCGACTTTAGCAATGCGACGGCTGCAAACCGTTTAGCATTTCAATCAAGCACGACTAATGGCAATACAAATATTGAAGTGTTGCCGAATGGAACTGGGACGGTTTCTGGTTTAATTCTTGAGTCCGGATCTGATTTTAACAGCTGTTCCAATACACAGCTGCTCGTTATCAATGGGTCAGATAGTCGTATAACCGCTGGTATTCGCGGCACCGGCTCCTACCTCCCGATGACCTTCTACACCAACGGCAGCGAGAGGGTCAGGATAGATACGTCGGGCCGTTTCGGTATCAACTTAACTCCTAGCACCGCAACCGATGCCAAGTTGCAGGTGACAGGCGGAACGACTAACGCAACAAGTCTTGCTACCGCGTACTCTGCCGCAACAGTTGCAATCGTCCCAAAAAGCACATCAGGCTATTCTGTTGCGTTTGCTTCTGGCACTAGCGACTTTCCTTTGCTGCAAGTCAGCGCAAACGGCGCTGCGGCGGGAGACTTTTTACTTCAGCCATACGGCGGCAACGTCGGTATTGGGACGGCTTCGCCGGGAACTAAATTAACGGTTTCATCTGGGACAAATGCCGGCATATCAGTTACCGATGGAACGGTAACAACCATTATTTACAACTCAACTGGTGGCGTTGCATCCATTGGAACAACATCAAACCACGCTATAAATTTTTATTCTAATAACACCGCACGCGTTCAATTAACAAATGGCGGTGAACTTATTTGTGGCGGCACGACCGACCAAGGCGCCTACAACCTTCAATGCAACGGCACAGGCGTATGGGGTGCTGGCGCTTACGTCAACGGATCTGACGAGCGTCTGAAAGACGACATTACGACGCTTAAAGACGGGCTTAACGTGATATCGCAACTGCGCCCTGTCACGTTCAAATACAAGCCTGACTATTCCAAAGATCAAAACGTCCAAACCGGCTTTATTGCCCAAGAATTGCAGACTGCGTTAGAAGGCAAGGACTATCTTGATGGCATCGTGCAGGCTGGCCCGAATCACCTTAACGTCGCATATCAGTCATTGATCCCGATTCTGGTGAAAGCAATTCAAGAACTGACAGCGCGTGTCGCTGAACTGGAGGCTAAATAAATGGCTACTTGGAAAATTGAAAGCATGATCGTCAAGCCGCAAGACGGCTCGCACACCGA